AGACAGGGTTGCCCTATCCATCTTCGCGGCGGAATTGGTCATTGAGCATTACGAAAAGAAATATCCAGACGATGACCGACCGCGCAAAGCTATCGAGGCGGCAAAAGCATGGTTAAGTGACCCATCAGAAAAAAATGGGTCCGCCGCCAGGTCCGCCGCCGAGTCCGCCGCCAGGTTCGCCGAGTCCGCCGCCGAGTCCGCCGCCAGGTCCGCCGCCAGGTCCGCCGCCTGGTCCGCCGCCTGGTCCGCCGCCAGGATCGCCGAGTCCGCCGCCTGGTCCGCCGCCTGGTCCGCCGAGTCCGCCGCCGAGTCCGCCGCCAGGTTCGCCGCCTACGTCGCCTACGCCTACGCCGCCGCCCACGCCGCTGTATTTAACAAAATTAACTCCTGGCTTCTGAACCATCTAAACGACATGGAGGAATGGAAGCAAACCGAAGGAGGTGGGGAGAATGGCTGAAGGACGGATGTTGAAAAGGAATATCTCGATCTCAAAAAGACTTCCGCAATTAAAAACGGACTCGGCGCGGATGCTTTGGACATGGATAATCCCCTTCTTGGATGTCGAAGGAAGGTATTATGCAAGCCCGGATCTTGTTAAATCAAATGTCGTCCCCAGGGTAAAAACCTTCAATGAGGAGAATATCTCCGAGTATTTACAAGATATGGCAAAAGTGGGGTTGATAACTCTCTATGAAGTGGATAATGAGGCATATCTCCAATATAGAAAGTTTGAGGAGTTTCAATCGCTTCGAAAGGACCATGAAGGGAAACCCCTACCAGCTCCCCCAAAGAGTTCCGGACCAACTACAGACCAACTACAGACCAACTACAGACCAACTACCGCTGAAGTTAAGTTAAGTAAAGTTAAGTTAAGTAAAGGCAACGCGCGCGAGGAACACCTACCTGTTGATAACTCAAAATCAGAAGACTCAAAACCAGAAGACCCAAAACCCGCCCCTTTAGAAAAAGAGGAAAAACCAAAAACAACCATCCCCCAAGCAATGGAAAATGGGAATGGTGGATCGATGGAATTATTCACCCTTGAACTCCAAAAAACACTTTCGGAAGTCTATCAAACATTTCCAGACTTTAATATTCATAGGCAAGTTCAGTTATTCTTAGAACTGAATCTTAAAATAGGACCACGGAAAGTAATTCTACACGCCCTGCGATCAATCCTGAAAGCAAAAGAAGGAATCATAACAGCAAGAACGGTTAGTAAATATCTATCAACGACATTTACCTGCGAGCACGCAAAATACAACGCGCGGGATCACGAACGCGAGGCCGAGCAATGGAAGCAGCCGCTGACGCCGGCCGCCCGGGCGATCATGGACCAGCTCGGGCTGGGAGGATTTGGAGGTGGAAATGGCTGATCAATTAATATGCGGGATAAAACATATAGCGGAATCAATAGGATGGTCGAAGAATACCATCCTTAAAAGGCGGCAGGAATTAAAGGACGCTGGGGTATTGATCTATATGTACCGCGGTCGCCCCCCACGGCTTACCGGCTGTGCTTGGGAGTCTATGTTGAAAATCTGGATGTCAAAAAAGGCAGAGAAAAACGAAACCTTGTAAAGAAAACACCTACCTGTTGATAACTTAAGGGGTGATGAGATAAAGCGATGATATTGTTAAGATAAAAATAAATTAAAATACTTTTCCTAAATGCACCCCTTAATCACCCGCCATAGTGCCCCTAATTGGACTCCTAAATGCACCATTCAACGATTTGACATTATTACAAAAATCCTTATTCTGCAATCATGCCAGTATCAGGAGAAGAGGTGCGGGAGACTATTCAGGTCGATCATGTCGCGGTGGCAACAGCCCACGGACTACCCGTGGATCTCTATTACCGGATGCTTAAAAAGGCGACCGTTGCCAAAGAGACGAAGCTTATCAAAATCCGTGCTTTAACAAAACCCCTAAACTCACAGGAGCAAGACGCCAATGTGGTAGACATGGAAGGCCCCGCCGTGAAGCGTGGGCGCGGGAAAGCGGCTGCTTATCGTACCGTTTACGAGGGCGGCATTGCGGAGGATACCGTGATCGCCGTCGATATGGTGAATTGGGGCGTGCGCCAAGCGGCCCGAATTGACGCGCAGAAGCTGCTGGGGGCGTACCCAAGCGAGAAAGTGGACCACAAGCACGAGGGCACGGTTTTCGTCAATACCGGCATAATGAGGCCAATGGATGACACGCCTGGGCAGGGGATCGCTGTTCCTGGGTCATCCATAGGAGCCGATACAGCCGCAGAGGTGCAAAAATGATCGATACCGGCTACCGACCGTTCCCAAAACAGGCGGAAATGCACGGATCGCTCGCGAACGAAATCCTTTTTGGGGGCGCTGCGGGGCCTGGGAAGTCGCACGCTTTGCGACATGACGGCCTGGATTGGTGCCTCCGGATCCCCGGTTTACAGGTTTATCTTTTTCGTCGGACCTTTCCTGAGCTTGAGAAAAATCATATCATTCCATCACTGACCGAGTTTCCGCAGGGCGTCGGCACGTTCAAGGATGCCAAACGCCGATGGGAATTCCACAACGGGTCCATGCTCCATTTCTGCCATTGCCAATACGATAAGGATGTTTTCAACTATCAGGGCGCCGAGATCCATCTGCTTCTGATGGACGAGCTGACGACGTTCACCGAGTTCCAGTACGATTACCTGCGCGCCCGCGTCCGCTGCACCCTGGACATCCCCGAGCGATATCGCTGCCGGGTGCCGGGGATTGTGGCGGCCAGTAACCCTGGCGGCGTGGGCCATGAGTTCTGTAAGCGCAGATGGGTGGATTTTGTGCGGCCCGGGGAGATCAAGCAGGCGACGCGGAAGGAGGGCGGCATGAGGCGCGCCTACATCCCCGCGTTGCTGGCCGACAATCCGATCATGATGGAGCGCGACCCGCATTACATCGACCGACTGGATGCGCTGCCGGAGCCCTACCGGACCGCCTACAAGGAGGGTCGATGGGATCTGTTTATCGGGCAAGCGTTCGACTTCTGCCGCGAGTACCACGTCACAGCGCCGCTCAAAATCCCGGAGTACTCGCAAATCTATTCGACGTTCGACTGGGGGTTTGGTGCGCCGTTCTCCTGGGGTTGGTGGTGGGTCGATGCCGACAGCCGAGGCTATCGATTCGCGGAGTGGTACGGGTGGAGCGGGGAGCCGAACAAGGGCCTGCGGTACGAGGATTCCCGGATTGGCGAAGGGGTCCTGCAACGCGAGCGCGAGCTGAGCGCACAATATGGGGTTTCGTTCGCCCGGGCGATCAGGCTGGCCGGACCTGATTGTTTCCAGAAGCGGCCGGATTATCGAGGTGGCGGCCAGGGGCCGAGCACGGCGGAGGTGTTTGGCGGCCTCGGGATCTACCTGTCGCCGGGAGATGCGAGCCGAGAGATCAAGATCCGCCAGTTCCGGGAACGCCTGCGGGTGCCGCGCGATCCGGAAGGCAAACAGAACGGTCTGCCGATGCTCATGGTCTACGAGACCTGCGATCAATTCATCCGTACCATCCCGTTGATTCAGATGCACACGACCAGAATCGAGGAGATCGACGATTCCGGCGAGGACCATGTTTTCGATGAGGCATGTCATTTCGTAATGGCTCGCCCAATCGCCATTGATGCACCAGGCAAGCGTAAGTCACAATCCGACCGCCGCATCGACTTCATCGAGCGCCCACCTGTCCAGGACTACGAGCACTACGCCAGCCACGAGCACAACATTGACGACATTTATCATCAGCGGGCATGGGCGACCATGGCCGGCGACGAGTTAGAAGAGGGAGAGATTCGTAGAGACACAGGGAGGTTGATCCATGATGTCGTTTGAGCCCACAACCATTATCCTGCTTGCCGTTCCGGTCTGCTCGGTCCTATGGACGGCGATCTGTATTTGGATCGGGTTTTGGATGGGCCGCCAGGTGGCCGAGAAACCGTTGCCGCCCGTCTTTGAGAAGAAGCTTGAGCCGCCCATGATTGAGGAAGACCCTTATTGGGAGCCGATGCATGGTAAGCCCCAGAACCGGATTCCGACCGTTGATGGAGGGAAGGGATGAAACTGAAATGTGAAATCTGTAGCGAGATCATTGGAAGCGTCATCCCTGAAGTGCTCGCCC